GCACTGAGAAAGGCGTGACCTTCGCGCGCACCTTCCTGCGCGTGACCAACAGCTTCATGGCCGTGGATGAGAGCACCACCATCAAGACGCCCAACGCCAAGCGCACCAAGAACATCATCAAGGTGGGCCGCGAGGCGCGGTTCAGGCGCATCGCAACGGGCTCCCCGGTGACGAAGAGCCCGCTGGACCTGTACGCCCAGTGCGAGTTCCTGAGCGCCGACTGCCTGAACATGGCCAGTTACTACGCCTTCCAAGCACGGTACGCGGTCCTTGTTGAACGCAGGATGGCCACGCACACGTTCAAGCAGATCGTCGGCTACCGGCGCCTGGATGAGCTGCAAAAGCGCCTGGACAACTTCTCGTTCCGCGTGACCAAGGAAGAGTGCCTGGACTTGCCCGACAAGGTCTACACCCGCCGCGAGGTGGAGATGACCGCGGAGCAGCGCAAGGCGTACGACCAGATGAAGCTCATGGCTCTGTCTGTGATCGATGAAGGCATCGTGAGCACCAACAATGCCCTGACGCAGTTGATGCGCTTGCACCAGATCTGCTGTGGCCACGTCAAGCTCGACGATGGCAGCGAGGTGGACTTCCCCAACAACCGCATCGATGAGCTCTTGGCTGCGCTCGAGGAAGTGGACGGCAAGGTCATCATCTGGGCCAACTATCGCAAGGACATCGAGCGGATCAAAAACCGCCTGCAGCACGATTACGGCATGACGTCCGTGGCGTCCTACTACGGCGACACCGAGGCTGAGGAGCGCCAGGAGATTGTCACCCGCTTCCAGGACCCGGGCGACAGTCTGCGCTTCTTCGTAGGCAACCCCCGCACTGGCGGCTACGGCCTGACCCTGACCGCTGCCAAGACCGTCATCTACTACAGCAACAACTTCGACCTGGAAGTACGCCTGCAGTCCGAGGACCGTGCACACCGCATCGGCCAGACCAGCAAGGTGACCTACATCGATCTCATCACCCCCGGCACGGTAGACGAGCACATCGTCAAGGCCCTGCGCAACAAGATCAACATCGCCAGCGCGGTGCTCGGCGAGCAAATGAAGGAGTGGCTCATCTAATGCAACTGATCCCTATCCGCAAGAAGTTCCAGTACCAACATCTGGATCGCAACGACAGCCCCAACGGCCGCACCTACGGCCCTGACCGGCTGCCCAGTGTCACCACCATCCTGTCCGCGACCAAGGACAAGACCGAGCTCAAGGCTTGGGCCGAGCGCGTGGGGCAGGAAGAGGCTGATCGCATCCGCAACGAAGCGGCTACGGTGGGCACGCACATGCACAACGTGGTGGAGCGCCTGCTGCTCAATCGCCCGCTAGAAGTGCCCCGCACGTGGCTGGCCGTCAAGGGCTACTGGATGGGTTACAAGCTCATCGAGACGTTCTTCCCGAACGTCCAGGAAGTCTGGGGCACAGAGATCCCGCTGCACTACCCCGGGAAGTACGCTGGAACCTCTGACTGCATCGGCGTCTACCGTGGCGCAGAGTCAATCATCGACTTCAAGCAGACCAACAAGATGAAGCAGCGGGGCTGGATTGAGGACTACTTCATTCAGTTGGCCGCCTATGCTGCGGCGCACAACGTGGTCCACGGCACCAATATCCGCCAGGGCATCATCCTGATGGTGGCCCAGGACGGGGAAACCAAGGAGTTCCTAACATGTGGCCGCGAGTTCGACGGCTACATAAATCAGTGGATGCGGCGCGTTGATCAGTACGTCGCCCAAAAAGAAGCCCCGGGGGTACCGGGGCTTAAAGACTCATCGTCTACAGGAGAAACATAGACACAACTACTGCGAGCTACCCCGCGGTTCCATGATACGCCCGCGCCGCGGGCCGTCAACCCTTTTTCGCAGCTCGCATGTTGTCAACAAGGTTGGGATAAGGCCGCCCAGCGGCCTTGGCCATCTTTTTGGCCGCCGCCTTCTTGGCAGGCGTCAGCTTCTTCGGCGCACCCAGGCCCTTGGGGCGGGGCTTGTCCCAGACTTCCTTCTTCATTTGAGGTTCCTCAGTTTGTACAGGGTGGATAGGTACGTTTCGATGGCTGTGTCGATCAGGTTCTGCAACGGGGAATCTTCCTTGTCGCAGGCCATGTAGCGCAGCTTCTCGATGTCCTCCATATGGGACTCGAGCACGTCCGCAATCTCGGTCTTTTCTCCGTCATCCGTCAAGATGGGGATGTCATTAATGACGTAGTAACGGCCCTGGTAAGCCTCAGCGATGGCATCCGCGTTGTCCACGATCTCGTCGTAGAACGAGCCCAGCGCCACGTGCTGCGAATAGCTCTTGGTTTTCCAATGCGCACGGTGGGCCATGTCCCGGCTCAGGAACATGATGGCCAGAAGTTGTCCGATAGCCATGGTTTATCGTCCTGGGGTAGGTGATTGAGATTGCCTTGCCTGAAGCATCGCACTGAGCGGGTCATTTGGGAACAGGCTCATATACATTTGAGCAGCAGTCGGCCCCGTTGGTTGCGGGGTTACCGCAGGCAACCTACCCGGCAACTGGCCACCGGTTCCCCTAGACGGCGCAGCCGGGGGCAGCGGGCGATTAAGGAATGCAGGAGGTACAGGGGCGGGGGCAGGCGCGGGCCGCGGTTCACGGCCTGCTTCCTTGGCCACATCTGCAGCCTCCGCCTTCAATGGCACTACCCGTTGGGGCAGATATGCGGTGGGGCTGATGCCAATCTTGCTAAGCTGGGCTGCGGCCGTGGCCGCTTCTTGGGGCGTACCGACCTTGACAACGCTGCTGGCAAACTTCGGGTCTTCCAGGGCTTTTGTGAAAATGCGCTGGTACAAGCTGTTCTCAAGACTGCCAGCCAGTCGCACCATCATGGCCAGTGCACCGGTGGTGGGGTTGATACGACCCACAGCCGCCTCGCGGGCGGTGGTGGTCAGCCACTGGATGCCCGAGCCAAACATGCGCCGCAGCGTGTCGTCCAAGGACTCGAACGCCGGGATCTGCCCAGTGATGTCTGCAAAAGCGTTGACCCGGCGCTGCAGGTCAGCCAGGGTCTTGAGGTTCTCAAGATGTTTGGTGTCCTTGAACAGGACCTGCAGAGACTTTTCATTCCTGTCAATGAAGATCTTGAGCGCCCCTCCGCCCTGGGTGCCCTCAGTAGCCACGTCATAAACAGCTCGCCGCAAAGCGGCAAGGTTCTCCGGGTCCTTGCCGAACTGGTCCACCAGCACCCGCATCTTGGCGGGATCCTTCAGGGCCTGTTCAAGCGAAGCGCGAGGGTCCGCATCAGGGCGCGCTGCCTTGGTAAGGATCTGATCAAGTTCGTTGTTCGTGGCCTGGGTCTTACGCTGATCCAACTGACCTAGACGAGCGATGAAATCGTCGGCCATCTGCAGCTCATCCTGGAAACGCTGCTGAATGTTGGCAGGCAACGCATCCACGATGTTTTGATTCTGGCCCAACACCTGACGCATCTTGCGGGGATCAACAAGGCCGTCCTTGTCCACCACGTTCTTGCTGCGCAGCCAATCCATGGCGCCGCGTTGAAGCAGGCTTTCGCCTTCTGCAGTGCCCTGCAGGGAAGTTTGGAGCTGCCTGAGATTCCCTGCATTGCTAAAGGACCGGCGCATCAAATCTTCGTTGGGCAACAGGTATTCGCCCTTCGTTGTTTCGCGCGTAGTCAGTAGGGGCAGGTTCTTTTCGAACTGCTTGCGATAAGAATCCAGCGCGCTCTTGAGTGCGTTAGCCTGCTCTCGATCTACTACGCTGCCCAGCACCAGCTTCTCGATGTCGTTGTAGACCGCGTCGCCGGTGTCAAGGAATCGCTGTGCATCCGTCACCCGTGCACGGCCACGGCTCATGGCCGCGTTGTAGCGAGCCAGAGAATCGTTGCGGAAACGGATGGCTGCTTGGATGTAGTCCAGAGCCTCGGGCAGGTTCAAGTCAACGCCCGTGGCCTCTTCAGCCAAGCGCGCAGCATCTTCTTGAATTTGCTTCGGGTTGATATAGACCGGCTTGCCCGGCAGACCGGTGGCCACGGCCACCTGACCTTCCTTCATGGTGGCCACATCGATACCAGCTTGGCGCTGCAGATTCAGTTCGCGAGCAAGCTGGTCGGCGACCTTCTTGGACGTGCCCTTCTTGGTGAACAGGGCTTTGGCATTCTTCAGCGTCAGGTCGTACAACTCGGGCGGCAGCTCGCGGCCCCCGGCCAACTCGTCGTCGATGGCCTTCTTGATTAGGATGTCCAGGTTTTCGGCTGCAGCCCTATCACGAGCAATCTGCTGAGTGCGAACGAAGTTGTCGAGCAGCCGCACCGGCTCAGGTAACCCTGCACGCAGAGACGGGCGCTCGATCTTGTACTTCTCGATGATCTGCTGCGCTTGGGCCTCGATGTTCTTGGCGGGAAACAAAGACTTACCGCCTTCCCGCGTAGGCATCGGCAGCCCCTCGGGACTCGTACCAACACGCAAGCCCAGGCTGTCCAAAATCATTTGCCGTTCTTTGTTGCCCATCTCCATGTTGGCCATGAGCACGCCACGCAGCTCATCGTTGAGCATGTCCAGGTTCTGCGGACCCAGGCGCTCAGAGACAGCCATGACTTCTGCTTCAGTCAAATCCTTCTTCTGCTTTGCAAGTGCCTCGAAGAAGCTCTGGCGGTCTTGTTGAGCGGCTGTGAAAGCGTCTGCGACCTGCTTTCGGGTGTCCGGTGCAAAGGTGTTGAACAGCTCGTCGAGCTTGCGCTGGTTCTCAGAGATACGGTTCTTGACGACACCGATTTCCTTGGGCCCCAGTTGCTTGAGCAACTCTGCCTTGCGCTCCAGCAACGGCGCATAGAGAGTGCGCTCGGCAGCGTCAAACATGAACCCGGCTTCCGCGATCCGCGGATCGGCCAGCGCGTTGTCCAGAAGACGCAGTGCCTCTTGCGCCTCCTTGCTTTCGTTGATGGGCCCGAACACCTGCGCCAGCTTGCGCTCGGCATTCTTCATCAACAGCTTTGGCACAACGCGAACCACCGGCATCTGATAGATGCCGGGCAGGTCCTTGAGGATACCGCTTTCGATCTCCCCCAGGTTCGCAGAAGCCGCCTGCATTTTGTTCTTCGCAAATCGAGCAGCTTGGACGCTGGGCAGATATGAGATGGCCGCGGGCAAGCCAAGGAAGGCCCCCATGGGCAGCAGGTCCTTATAGATCTGCTTGTAGGGATCATTAGGGTCTACTGTTTCTTCGACCGCTTGACGGAATCCTTCATACGCTGCACCAAATGCAACGTCCGTTGCCAAAGCTGCCTTAGGGTATTTTTGAATGAATGAAATAGCGTCATTTGCAATCCCTTTCAAAACGCCTGCGCCGGGTTCGGCCGCTTTCACCGCCGGTGCTTTCAGAGCAAAGGCCGCAAGAACTCCTGTGATTGGCAGTCCCGCAGACGCACCCTCGCCAGTGGCTCGAGCAAATCGCTCTCCAATGTTTTTTGGGGCCTGTTCTCCACGATTAAAGAACTTGGTGAACTGAAAAGTCTCGTCATCACTCAGGCCAAGACCCTTACCAATTGCGCGTTGGGCAGCATCGGGAAGCGCAAACAGGCCCGCGTTGAACCCCCAAGAAAAGTTCTTGACCAGATCAGTGACGCGCTGGGCCCCCGTCGTCTCAACCTCCTGCGACCGGGGCGTGGCTTGCCGAGCCTGTGAGGGGCTGGAAACAGGCTGCGGCTCTGCCCCACCAACTTTTTCACCCGTCGCAAGGTCGTAGTAGGCCCCGGATGCGTCTTTGATGATCATGATTTAACGGCCTTGAAGGATGTCCGCGGGGGATGCCTTGATCACATTTCCATTGGGCATGCGGATGTAGACGCCTGCATCTGGCGAACGCACTTTACCAATTGTGTTCCGCAGCCACGTGTCCATGATCTTCTGCTGATCGGGGTCAGTTGGGTAGACAAACGGGTCGCTCGGCGTCCCCAGGTTGGGAGTACGCATTACATACTCATCTCTGACAAGACCTGCCTGATTGAGAAGTGCCATGCGGGCATTCAACAACTGTGTCTTCTGGCTTTGAATGCCTGCAGCCGCAATCTCCGGGTTGCTAAGGAAGCCCACCGGGTTGATGAGCCCCTCATAAATGTCGCGGGCCCACTTTTCCTCCTGCACTGACACTCGGCCGTCGTTATTTGCCGCCGCAATTCCTTTGCTAAGCCCACTAACAACTCGGCCCATTGCCGTAGAGGCTTTTTCCAGATCAACGCTAGGAGGAGCTAGCCCACCGGTCATGGGAACAATAAATTTGTTGTACTTGTCAACGAAGAACGCCCCGGGACCGTACAGGTTCTGTACGATGGACTCTGCCTCTTCTAAGGCCTGCAAGGAATTGTTGATGCTAAGAAGGCTTGCGCTAATCTTCTTAAACTCTTCCGGCGTTGACGCTAGGGGAGTAGGCGAAGGTCCGCGATTGACAACAAACGGATTGTCTGTGTCTTTCAATGTAAATCGATTAGGGGCTTCGTTCGTACCAAGAGCGGCCTTGAATGCGGGATCGTCGGGATCGTACTTTGCACCAATGTAGCTCCCATCCTTCGTTTTCTGAATACGAACACCAAGCCCCACGTTTTCGGTGACGACGTTACTTTCACCAAGTTTCTTGACCAGCTCCGCTTGGATACGGTTGCGGCCCTTGATCTGCTCAAGCAGTTCGGCCTGTGCGTACTTGTCCTGCTCCGAGATCGTGTTGATTGCCTGACTGAGGGCAGCGGCCTTGATCTTGCCCTCCTGCTCCTTGGCCTGGGCAGCGATGGCAGCGAAGCCTCGGGGCAAACCAGAAGCAGCCTCGGCTAGCGCCATGCCAACAGAACGCTGACGGCTCCCGGCAAACTTCAATCCTGCATCTGCCAACAGCAACAGCGCATTGACCTTGGCCGATTCCTTGTCCTCGCCAAGGATTTCCTTGTACAGCGGTGCAAGCTCCTCGTACTCTTTCTTGGTCCGCTCCGCACGGGTCAAAGGCTTGGGACGTGCAGCGGCTTCACCAAACGCTTGCGGCAATGCGGCCTCTTCTTTGGCCGCATCTCGAGCTAGAACCTGCTTAATGAAATCGCCCATTTCATCGCGAGAGGCTTCTGGGGCAACAGCAGCAGGGCCGGGAGCCCCGGGCCGCGGTCCACCCAACCCGGTTCTAGCGGCCTGTGATGATTGCACCCGCTCCATTCCCTGCAGGTCCTGGATCAATTGCTCGTTGGTGCGATCAGACAAGAAGGGCATCGGAATGCTGCGATCCTTGTCCTGGTAGTACATCTGCTCGTAGGCTTTCAAAAGCTGAGCACGCTCCAAATCCGCCTGAGGAGCGCCATCACGCATCAGACCTGCCACGCCAAGACCACCAATACCGCCAACAGCCGTACTTGCTCCAGGCATGAAACGCCCCGCGAGCTCCGTGGCCCGCGGACCGGCCAAGTTGGCCATGTGTTGAGTCAGCGTGGGGTAGGAGATGGTTTGCTCGGCTGTAAACCGACCGCCTGGGCCACGGACGTTTTCAAACACAGGCCGGAAGGTCTGCGGAAAACCTTGGGACAAGAAACGCCCCGCGGCCGCATTCGCGGCCGTTCCCATGCTGCCCAAGGAGCTCGCCTTATCGCCCAAGTACTGAGCGGCCCGCGTCAGTGGAGTGACGAACGCACCAACCGCTGCCCGCATCGGAGGCAGGCCATCAGGCGTCGGCGGAGCCTGTTCAGCCCCGCCCTGGGAAAAAGGGGCGATGCCGCCCTCCGGCGGCATGCCTTGCGGCGCCATTTCTGGGGGCATCATGCCGGGGGGCATCATGTTCGCTGCTTGCGGCAGCGCACCGATCCCGCCTTGCTGCTGTTGGGCAAGCTGAGGCTGCAGCATCGCAAGCACCTCAGGCGGCGTCTCATACGCCGCTTCCTCGCCAACCATCTGAGCCAGTTCCATGTAACGGGCGTCCACCGAGCGCATATCACCGCGCAGGGTGTTCATCAGAATCTCAGGGTTCTGGGGACTACGCGCCATCGGAGGCATGTCTTCGTAGTTCTGGTTTTCCAGATCCTCGATTTCCTCGTCCTCGAAGCCTTCCATGATGCCGCTGTTGCGAGCCGCCTTCGACAACGGCATCGAGAACATGGCCCGCTTGAGAATTTCTTCTTTCATCACGATTCCTTAGAGGATCCCGGGAATTTTGGAAGCGGCCGCTGCGGCGCTCACCCCTGCGATACCCAGACCAGCGATCTGTTGGAACGGGCTGGCTTGTGCCTGCGTCTGCTGCGTCATCGCCATCTGCGTGGTCGGCGCGCCTTTGTAGATGTCCGACAGGAAGCCAAACATCTGCATCGGCTGCATGCTCTGCTGCAGTTGGTTCTGGCGCTGTGCATCCAAAACGGCCTGCTGCTGACGCTGTTGCTGGGCACCAATGTTGTACAGGAAGTTCACGTCCTGCTGACCCAGGCCCTGCTGTTGAGCTCCCAGTGCAGCAAGTTGGCTGCCAAGGGCGGCCTGCTGGCCACCCAAAGCGCCCAGGCCCTGTGCCAACTGTTGGCCAATGCCGAACTGCTGGCCCGCCAGACTGCCGATACCCTGCGCCAAGCCCTGACCCAGTTGAGATTGCTGGCCATAAATGTTGCCCAGTTGCTGTGCTCGCTGTAGCCCAAGCTGGGCGCCCTGCAGACCATACTGACCCATCATTTGCTGATTGGCCAGAGCGGCTTGCTGCTGTACTTGTTGGTTGGCCTGGGAGGCCTGCAGACGAGCGGCTTGCTCTTGATTGAACTGCTGCTGAGCCTGTTGGAAGGCTGACTGCAGACCACGAGTCTGGATGTCGCCCATCTGCGTGGCCAGATTGCGGTTGCGCTCAGCTTCCACAATCGCCTGACGGCTGCCGCCAAAGGCCCCTGCACGTGCGAACTGCGCCGCCTCTTGCTGACGGGCAATATCCGACTGCCGCTGCGCTTCGCGCTTCTCGATGTCCAGCACATTCTGCATGTACGGGGACATGTACGAGCCTGCGGTGCCCGGGGCCACAAAGGACTGAGTGGAGATGTCCCCTGCTGCGGTGGCCAAGGGTGCTGCGCCAAGTTGCGCGCCCCGGACCATTTGCGCTGCTTCGCCCATCGATTGGATAGGGGAAACCGCCTGATTCAGAGCATTTTGCGCTGCCAGGAACTGGCGACGGGTGTCTGCACCCAACAGCGCCTCAACGCCACGGCCTACCACCTCCTGGCCACCCATCACGCCTTGCGTGGCCGCACTCATGTAGGGCTGGTACGCGCCAATGCCCATGCGGGCCGCTTCCATCGCCCGGACTTGGTCCGGGGAGAAACCAGCAATCTGGTAGCTGGGGGTGAGAAACCGACCTTGTTGCGTTGCTGTGGTGATGGCATCGACTTGCGCCTTTGCCGCCTGCATCAGCGCAAGTTTCTGCGCCTCAATTTCTGGCGCTTCGCGGACGAATTGGGTCTGGATATCGGTTGCCATCTTTAGCCCCGTGATGCGTTACGTTCGAGTTGATGCATGAGCGCATACATCTTCTTAGCTCCTTTGCGGCGGTCACCACCCCCTGCCCCACGGACAGCCTTAGCGGTCATGACAAATTCGCCGTCAGAAAGCATCGCAGGGATGGAATCGGAAGTCTCGGTCCCCGGTCCGTCGATTTGACCCGTGCGACGAGGATATCCGCCTGCGGCCAAGGAAGCAATGCCTCCCATGTTTCTTTGGACAACGCCGCCAGTTGGTGTCTTGGGAATAGTCGAGATACCACCAGAGGAGGCCACGGGCCGCGGAGCGGCAACCGTGACACCAATATCCCCTGCAATCTTGCGAACCTGCGCCTCAATCTCAGGGATGGTCAGGCCGCTGTCCCGCCAGTGCTTCAAACCACCGGACTCAGCATCGCGGTTCAGGACGCGACGGTAGATGTCGTTGATTTGCTGCTCACGCTCGTTCGTGACTGGGGCGGCAGCGTAGTCATATCCCACCGGAGCCGTAGACGAAATGGTCACGGGCCGCGAGACGTCAGCCACCGGCACATTCTGGGGAATAGTCAGCGGCACGCCGATATCACCGGCGATTTTGCGGATCTGAGCCTCGATCTCAGAGATCGACAAACCGGAGCCCGCCCAGTACTTCAGGCCTGCCGTCTCCGCGTCGCGGTTGAGGATGGAGCGGTACAGGTCGTTGATCTGGCGCTCACGATCCGTTGTAAGTGCCGCTGCCGAGTAGTCGTAGCCCGCCGGAGCCGTGGACGAAATGATGATGGGCTTGGTTGGCTCCACCGCCGCCACATTCTGGGCAGCAATCCGAGGCAGGCCGGAAACCGGGTCGGCAGGAGCCCTTGGGGGCGCCGGCGGAATCGTTACCGTAATGGGCTTGACCACCGCCTCGGGCGCCGGGGCCTGGGCAGCCGCCTGCTGTGCCAAATACCGTTGCCGCTCAGGAGACGCCAGCATCATGCCGCGGATGTCTTCCATCGACAGGTTGTACTGGGGGCTGCCAAATGCCATCAGGCCCGCTACATCAGGATCGCGGCCCAAGAGGCTGCGGTAGCTGCCTTCGATCTCTGCCAGACGCTCCCCAGTGGGGAACTGCATCGGGGCACGCCGGGGCATGGGGGACGGAGGCATGACCGTGGCCCGGGCCTCAGCAGGAACCAGCGAGGCATAAGGTGCAGTCGTGTTGTACGGGGCTTCCACGCTGGGCAGCGACGTCACCGGCTCGTTGCGGCGCGTTTGGGGGTTGTACTGGTAGCCGCCCAACAGGCCCTGATTGACCACGCCGTAGTACATGTTCTGCGCGGCGGGAGAGTACATGTTGTAGCCGCCGGTAGCGGGCGTTGCCACTTGGGTAAAAGGCGCCGCGGCCACACCTACTTGGCCCACGGGAGGAGTAGGCGCTACGGCAGGGGCGCCTGCTGCCGTGCCCACCAGCGGGGTCTGCAGGCCGGCTTCTCGGCCAATCGTGGTAGCCGAAGGCAGCACATTACCGCCCTCTTGAAAATGCTGAACCTCTCCACCATGGGCGTAGCGGGGGGGAGGGACTGGAGGAGCCGGCGGAACGACAGATCCGCCGTAATAAGTCACGCCGGGGAGGTTTTGGAGATAGTACAGATACGGGTTTTTGGCAAGCAAGTCTTGCGCGGAACCCGGGCCACCGGTGAAGAGGTCCGAGTACGGGGACTTGACTTCGCGCTGCTGGAAACCGCCAGCCAGACCCATGATGCCTAAACCAGCAGCAGTCATGGGGCCGTATTTGGCAAACATGCCGGGCATCGCCTGTTTGTAGGCGGCTTGGTAAGCCGCTTCCTTCATGGCAGGCGTGGCATCAGGCAGGCGTTGAGTAAGGGACGTAATTGCCTCGCGCCCCGCCTTTTCAGCCGCAGGAATTCCTTGCGCCTCAATCCCCGAGGGTGAAAGATACTGGGTGTAGAGTTCTTTTGCCTTGCCCAAGAAATCAGTGGGTGCCCCCTGCCCGAACCCCTGGCGCATCGCGCTTGACACCTGCGTGGCAGTCTGCGGAGTGCCCGCTACTTGAGCGGCCGCATCACGAGCCGCGACTGAGCTGAGGTCTACCGGGGGTTGCACCCCAGAAACGGTGGGAACTACGGAAGCTGCAGGAGCAGCACCAGGGGCCGCCACTGCAATGTCTCTGCCGACATTCGGGGCCATGATGTTGGCCGCCGTTGGTGCACGAGTCCCCGCGCCCAGGTCAAGGCGTCCCGCAAACTCAAACGGAGACGCGGCCGGGGGCATCGCCGAAACCATGGGGGCGGAGGTGGGAGCAAACCGGGCCCCGGCAAACGGATCCACAGCAGACGGAAGAGTCGGCATGGCGGGGGCGGAGGGAAGGGTCGGCAACGGCTGCGAAAGCGGTGCCGAAGACAGTGGAGTAGCGCCCGCTCCAGCGCCGGCCCCAGCACCCGTGGTCCCCGCTGCACCCGCAGCAGATTCAGCTCCGCCCGCGGGAGTCGGACCCATGCCGGTGAGGCCCTGCATGGCGCCTGCGGTGAGGCCACCGATAGCACCGGCCTTCAGGGCGTCGCGCAAGTTACCGCCAGCAAGCAGGGTGGTTCCCGCTCCAGCGACAAAACCGCTGACCCCAGCAACTGCCATCGGGGAACTGAGTGTTAAAAGTTGGGCGGCAGCAGGACCCGCCACCATAAACAAAGCAGTGCCGATGACCAACTTGCCTACCGTGCTGCCAGCAAACTTCTTGATGGCCTTGCCGATGCGCTTGAAAATGTTTGCGAACTCCGGCAATCCGGTCACAGGGTTGATGGTCCCCGAGCCGCCGCGCTTCTTCAGCATGCGGGCTTCAGCAGGCGTGATGTGCGCCAGCATGGTGTCGCCGTTGCGGCCATAAGAAGCCATGGCCTTGGCAATAGGCTTGAGCTCAGCAATCCCGCCCTTGGCAAAGGCCTGGGGACCGGCGGGTTCTCCACGAAGTTGCTCAATAGCAAGGTTCAGAGCACCAAAAAGCTCAGCGTCGAACTCCTCCGGCAGGATGTCCTCAGTGACACCCTGGGCACGATATTTTTCCTTAATGGCTTCGTAGTTCTCAGGGTTTGCCAGCACCTCGTCGATTAGGCGGTCAAGCAGATCGAGAATTTCGGGCGGAACATCCAGTTCGCGCAGCTCTGCCGTGAACTCGGCAACTGCTTGCGGATCGACCTGGGAAGCGTTTGCCAACAGTTCGTCAGAGACCTCCTTAGGGGACAAGTTCTGACGCATCTGATCAACCACGGCCATTTGGTCGGGGCTGATGGCCGCTGATGCCGCTTGTTGGCTCATTTCTGGCAAAGCCATGATCCCTTGTTGAGCAGTGGCCATGATTTATCCCGAGAAAAAGGTTGAAGTCATTTTATTGGGTCAAGTCCCAGAAAGCGATAGTGCCGTAGCAGTCGCCTTGCGGAGTTGCAGAATCCACCGTGCGGATGGCAAGCGTCAAGACATCACTGGCCCCGGCCAAGGACACGCCCAACTGCAAAGCCCAGTTGTAACCGGCGGGGTCAACCAGGGGCTGCGTGCCACCAGAGCCGCTTGAGGACACATAGTCCGTCTGCACCAGGGTGCCGCCCGTTATGGCTGTGGCAGAGGTATCCATCTCCACGTTGGCATCCGATGGAACGGCTGACCACGAAGCACCAGTTAGCGTTCCGTTCAAGAACAAGCCAACTTCATAGTTCTGGCTCGTGATGGGGAGCAACTGCATCCGGCCAGGGAGCACCACTGCACCAAGCGCCGTAGACGCCAAACGGATCGATACAACCGGCTTGAACGTCAGTTGGATGTTGCTGAGTCTGGTCGTGCGCCGCGCCAAGTGGCTAGGGGAATACTGCTCGTAGCCGCCCTCAGAGATGACCGTTGAGCAGATGTGCTTCATGCTCGCGGTAACGGCGTTTGATAGGTTCTTGATCTCGTACCGCACCGGCAGGATGGCCGTGGTCATGTAGACCGAGCCGATCTCGTTGGCGTTGTTGAAGGTATGGCAGACGATGTACTGGCCGTTGATCACGAACCCAGTACGCACCGAGCCCACACCCAACCACTCAAAGTCACACCAGAAAATCTGCGTCTTGCTTGGATCAAGCGTGTAGCCTGATGCCCCGGTGCCGTCCAACTTGTCGCCGTTCCAGGCAGACTGAGGAATCGAGCGGATGTCGCTTGGCGTCCCCGGCGTGGGCAGAGAATCAGAGCGCATGACCATCGACAGCGTGGTGCCGTTGGCCTCAAAGAACACGCCGTTCTGGGTGTTGAAGTACCCCACACGCTGACGGATGTTGGCTGTGGGCGTGTTCATGGCAAAGGTGGCAAGCACCAACAGCCCCTTGCCCGGTTGGTAGGACATAGAGCGGAACGTCTGCCGCACTGCTTCGGAGTTGGTGGTCGCCGCCACCGACATCTGCACCGTAGATTCGTTGCTCAGGAACGTGGTGGATGCGCCGTTGACTGTGCTCGTGTCGAACTGATTGTCTGCAGCGTAGCGTTGCTGTGAATCAAAGAGCGTGTAGGGCTGACTGACCCGCAGCCGCCCAAAGGCATCCGTGTTGGTGCCTCCAATAGAGATTGGGATGGGGGATGGTGTGGTCACAATTTGCCTCAGCAGTGCGTCCAGACGGTTGAAGTACAGACGCAGGACGTTGTTGAACTGCTCGTGGTAACGCGACTCGTAGTCCCGTGGGGCCAGAGGCAGGTTGGGAGGCGCAGGGACGATTGCATCTTCAATGATGAAGCTCATCTACGGCCATCCTGACGAATGTCGATCCGCGGTGCGCCAAGCTGCCACGTCGTGCCAAGTTGGTTGGAGTCGATCTTGAAGATCATTTGCCGCCCACGCACACGGGTATAGATCTGCCCGGTGAACTCCTCGGTAATCACGTACGTGTTGCCTCTGACCACCGGCTTGCCTGAGCTGTCCACGGCCCCGGAGCCAGAGTTGTACAGCCCGTAGAGCGTCATGTTGACCGTGGCACCGCTAGCGGTGGAGTTCTCAAACGTAATGTCGGGCAGCATGCGCCACACGAACCCGAAGTTGTGGCCATCGCCGATGTCAAACTCAGACGACGAAATGTTGGCGCTGATGGCCGTCGGAGTTCCGGTCTGATTGTCGTCAATGCCCTGCTCGTGGTTGACGACGTTATTGCTGTAGGTTGCCGCCATCGGGTATTCGCGAAGGCCCGAATCAAGCCACGCGGTCCGGGCCATCGTGCCGTAGTACCAGATGCGCTCAAGGTAGTTGTAGACCACATAGCGGTCCACCGTCGTGGAGCCCGCGGAGCAGTAGAACCACCAGACCTCGTTGAAGCCCTCGTTCGTGCCAGCAAAAACCTGCCCCGCCTGCGAAGCGTTGAAGTTGCTGAACACGTAGCGGCGCACATCGCAAGGCAGCGTCTGCACGCGACCGTCGTAGGCGTAGAACTTGTCCACGCCCATCCAATAGACCACGCCAGAAGCAATCACAGCCGCGTTCTGGCTCAGAATAGAAATGTTGTCGCCTAGTAGCTGGGTACCCCACACAATCGGCGGCCCCAGGTACTGCAGTGAGTACAGCGCGGAGTCGGTGAACACCACAACTTCCTGACGAGCCTGTACAACGGTCACGATTTCGGAACCGTGCGACACGCGCACGCTCCCCGCCTGATTGGTGGCCGCAGGCGTCCAATCAACTGCATCTTCCTGCGCTGACCAGCGGATCAGCATGGGATCCAGAGCAGCGGAGCCATAGTCGTTGCAACCGAACGAAAACACGAACCGGTTGATGTCCGACACAAAGACGATGTTGTTGACGGTCGGCACGTCTGACGCACCGGACAAAGAAGACAGCGCCACTGCGCGGGTGGTGACACCTGCCGAGTTGTCCCAATAGTAGATGCCGCCTTTGCGCGGGGCAAAGATCAAGTCCTCGCCAAAGTTGGCTTGGCTCCACAGGCGGATTGAGGTCTGGGTCGTGCTCGGCGTACCGATGCCCCAACTGCCCGTCCCCCAAGTGCCCGCGCCCCAGCCTGTGATGGGAATTTCAGTGGCGGGTCCGACGTTGATTTGATATGCCGCGGAAACAGCTGAGCCGCCCGTTGCGCCTGCCGCAACAACCGAAGGCGTGGTGATGGTGTAGGTGTTGACGCCTGTGACCGTGATCTGAAACTCTGCGTTCAGCACCGAAGCATAAGTGCCCGTGACGCCGCTGAAGGTCACAAAGTCGCCCGTGATGCCGCCATGCGAGTTGGCCGTCACCGTCACGGTGGTGGTGCCGTTACCTGTAAACGGATCAGTGCCAAGTGTCGCCGTTGCGCGCAGCGGCGTGATGTCGTAATACTCGCCACCACGCTCGATGTAAAACTTCAGGTTGGTGCCAAGGCCCAGCAGGTTCTCGCTTTGTAGCGTCACCCAGTTCCACATTGAACGGCAGACGCCCAAAAAAGTGTTGCCCGAGATCCGTTGCCACCCGCCAATCCTTTCGGGGGTGCCTTGGCGGAACCGGACCTTGTCGCAGTCATACCACCCGCCTTCGGTGGTGTACCGCGTGTTCTCGCGGTTGACTCCGGGCTTAAACAGGATTTTCTGGAGCGGCATAGCGGTATTTTCCTGTCAAGACAGAAAAAGGGCAATCTCGGCTTCACGGCGTTTTACCAGACCCGGCAGGACTTTGCCACCACCCATCGTCCACTGGCGGAAGGCGTCTGCCGCCCCGCCCCAGTCGTCCCGGTTGGCCCGCATCCTGATCTGGCTGCGCTGAAGGTTGCCTAGCCCTGCATTAAAGGCAAAACTGACCAGAGCGTCAAAAGAGCCTTGACGGCCAGATACGCCGGGAACAAGTCGAAGAACACCACGTTCAAAAGTCCCGACATCATCACGGAATAGTTCGTCGATCTCCGTCTTAGTCCAGACACGGCTGTCCTCCGGCTTCAGGGGGAACTCGTTGCGGAGCATCCCGGTGTAGCCTTCCTTGCGGATGACCGGGAGCCTGATCTGCTCTTGGTACAGGACGTGGCCATAGCCAATCGTCCAGATGTGGGCAGGGCAAAGGTAGGGTTTACTCCTAAACCCCTCATACTTGTGCATGAGGTCTTCGCCCGCCTTGCTCAGTTTCACTTCTTACTCCAAGTTCTAGAACCGAACCAGTAGCCCAAAATTCCCCCAAGAATGGCCATCTCGTCAGCGGAGAAGATCAGGTCCGAGTACTTGATGATGTCGTCCATGCTCTGGATCAGATTCGGGTGGTTCCACAGATACCACGCCATGAAAGCGTTGATGGCCACCAGCTCAAAGACGAAGATGTAAGTAACCGTGGGCCGCACAGTGCCGGTGTAGTTCACCACCCACCGGGATGCCTTGTCCATGATCTTCTGGT